GCTTTACCTTCTTTAGCTAAATCTAGGGCATGCTCTTCTGAGTCTGCTTCTACTTCTAACCAACATTTCTCGTATGTTACATTTTGCATGTAACCTATGATTTCATATCTCATGTTGTCACCTCTACACTTTCTAGTTCATAGTAATCATCTGATACGTGATCAACTGATGGATCATCAGGATTAAAGTACTCATCTATTAAACCTTGATGACTTATTGTTAGTTCTAGTAGGTCATTAGGAACTTCCCACTCAAAATACTGTACATTCCTTACAAATAATATCATAACACATCCTCTAATAAAGATTCTATGTATGCTGTATCATAATCCCAAGGTAAATCTAGTCTACCACCATCTAATTCTGTATATGTTGTATAATCAAGTTCATTATCAACAGTGATATGATATTTAACTATAGTTGTATCATCTACTATGTAGTAGTTTATGTCTGTATCAGTCATTACATCATCCCCCTTACTACTGCGCCATTCATCCATGATGTTTTACATATTTTATATATTTGATTGTATGGAACTTCATCACCAAACGTTTCTTCTATAATTTCATCTGCCTCATTCTCCCACCATACTTCAAATCTTGCTAATACATCTAAATCAATCTTTGTTTGTGCTTCTCTTTCAGTCATCTAAATCTCCTCTCTGTCTATAAATGGTGTATAACTACATGGCAGTAGTTTACATCTGTTATCTTGAGCTAGTATACCTCTTAGTCTTGGTTCAGCTATATATGTTTCTACTGCTTCTGCTATTACCTCATGTATGTTCTTAATCATTTCTAAGTCGTCAGGAGTGATAGGTTCAGTCAGTACAGTAACGTCAGATGGATAACTTTTTAAAGGTTTTTGAGTTTTCTCGCTGATACCTCCATCTATATATGCTGACACATTTATAGTAGATATATAGTTAATGTTTATACCTTTGTCACGTAAGAGTTTTGCATAAGTTAGTAGTTGAATACGATATCCATACTGCATAGATTTAGGTTTAGTTTTTGAATTGTATGTTTTAAAGTCGTACACAGTATCTTGAGAGTACATATCACAACTTCCACCCACACCTATTCCAGGTAGCAGTTCTTTGTACATAAATTCTTCACTAGTTACTTGATTATTATCTATATTTCTGCTTAACCAATCTCTTAGTGCTTCCCACATCATAGGATACTGTTGATAGATGTAGTTAATGTCTAAGTCTGGTAGATTATCGTCTTGTTGCTGCACATATTTGGCTATAGTTTCTGTAGGTAGTTCGTCTCCTGTAAGGTAGGCTTCTGCCATTCCATGCACTAAAGTCCCTGTTACGGATCCTTTATTACCTTCAAATGGTGTACCTTGATTTGTTAGGTTCTCTTTAAACCAACTACTAGTTCCTGTGAAAAAGCGAGATATGCCTGATGCAGATATCCTAAACTCTCCTTCAGGTACTACGTTTTCTCCGTTGTTATATTCTAGGTTAATCATTTGTATCTCCTTGACATTTCTTAACTATCTTAAATGTGTAGTTGTTTATTGTTGTGTAACTATTCACTAGTTCCCATGATTCATCGTCTTCTAGGTATATAAATCTATCAACTATAAATGCTGTTAGTTCCTCATCTGTAAATTTGATGTTTATTGTCTTTTCTATTTCCATGTCAATTCCTTTGTTATTTGTTAGATTGATAATCCATTGATTACCTATGTAATGAATAGGAGTAGTCGAGGCGCAAGCTATGTCGCCCCTAATTGTTTGTATATTTATAATAGCCAAGCTAAGGGAAGAGGAAGGAGGACCCCTATGAGCTAACCTTGTAGTTAGTCCCTATTATAGCACCACAAATACGGGTGGACTTATTGACGTTGCCACCTATCTTATAGTAGCTTGTCTCTGAAGTACCTATTTCCAATATTACGATTCAAGTATAATGGCTTTTCTAGTACGTCTAGTTGGAATTGCCACCACTCTTCTTTATAAGTGAGTGATCTCTTAGTTGGTAATAACTCTAGTATTAACTTACGTGTAACTAGTGAAGTGTCTACGTGTTCTGATGAACCCATATACTCTCTCCAATCAGACTCTTTACTGATAGTTTCATATTTACATCTAGTAGCTTTAATACCAGCTTTACGAACTCTAGCCTTGTCCTTTTTAGATACAGCTATGTTATCAGTGTCTGGATCAATAAGTACATTCTTGTTAAAGAAGTCTATATGACCTGGACGTTCTGATCCATCTTTCTTAGCTGGTTTAGTAGTTGTAGACATAATGTCACATTTACCTACATACATAGTACCATCTGATAGGTATAGTTTGTAAATAAATCCATATACATTCTTATCTAACTTTGTGTAGTCACTACCATTAAACTGCCAATGCATTACCACTCTACTCTTGATACTGCATGCATATCTATTTTCCAGGGTTGGCCATACTCTTCGGTTGCCCCATCTTCACCTATTACTATCATTCCTCTAATATCAGCAGTTTCATCCTCTGTATCAATGAAATCATTGATAGCTTTAACCTCTGGATATCTGTCATACCACTTTAGATGAGATGCATAGTAACCTACATAATCTTCATCTTCTAGCTGCTTCTCAAAACATTCATCTAATTCATGCTTAGCTAGTAAAGCTAATAGTTCTGGTTCATCTTTTACACTTACTTTGATGTATATCTCACTTCTGTAGCCCATTACTTATCCTCTTTATAATCTTCATAGATTATTGTGTCTGGTTTAATTGAGGTATAACCCTTAGCATAAACTAGTTTGTTCTTAGCTAGATACTTTTCAAATTCAATATTTGTTTGTATACCCCATACCATAAATAGCAGTACATTTGCACCAAATAGTACTACTATAACTCCTGTACCTGTCACATTTCTACTTAACCAATTCATTCCGATTCCTTTATGAATTCACCTTGTGGTGTTAGAAAACCTTTACGATTCTCAATAACTCTGTATGCTTTCTCTGCACAGTAATCTAGCTGAGTACCATTTAGATAAGCTCCAATTACTATCGTTATGAATATGTCGCCATACGCATCTACTATTTCATTTAAGTCTTTAGTATCAATAGCATATAATAGCTCTTGTACTTCCTCTAATGTTTTAATAGCTTGAGTCATAGTATTACCGTTAGGTATGATACCTCTATCTACGGCCCATTCTATAATTACTTCAGCTGTTTGATCTAATGTCATTACTCTTCCTCATATAAAAATTCTGTAAACAGATATTTGTGATCTTCCGGGAGATTACTATAAATCTCGTAAGCTAGTTCTCTGATTTCTTGTAGTGCTGCTTTGTTAGTACGTAATGCTAAGAAGTTCTGTAACGATCTAGCATTAATAGTCCATACAAAACTAGTCTTGAATGATTCTGGTAGTGCGTACTTTGATACATCATTAGCTATACCACTAGCTACTAACTTACGAATACCATCTAGTGCAGCAATAATGTGATAGTTAACATCTGCATTATCTGTAAATACTACATACTCTGATGCTCTATCATAGTTATCTTCTTCATCTGGTAAGAACGGTTGTTCACCTTTTAATTCTTTGAGAGTATATCTAGTAGACTTTACTGATATACTTGCATGTCTGTGTCTAACTACTTCTTGTAAACAAGCTCTAGTAATACCATCTATATCAAATGAGTAGTTCAAATGTTCAAGAGTCGAAGCATGTTTATTCTTATTGCCAATTCTATGAATTAAAGCTTTATCATTTTTACCTACTAGTACCTGTTCTACACAAGTTCCTTTGTCGCATACATAAGTATCTGACTTACCCTCTGAAGCCCAACACTTTCGGATTCCCCTAGCTGCGACCCATAGGTCTGTTGCACTTAATAATTCTACTGTCATTTTATCCCCTTTTTGTTTATGGTTAACACACTGTGCTACTTCTCTAAAATCTAGATGGTTTATACCTTCTGTACATACCATCACTGCTGTTGTTTTTGGAGACATCTTCCAATACCTACATGTTTCACATATTTGTGTTCCCATCAATCTCCCTTATTTAATACATAAACCTTTCTTCGAGGATGTTTATAGCTCGTATGTGTGTTTTTTAGGCTATTAAGCCCTAAGATGCCACTATAATAGCTTGAGTAAACTCAAAACAATAGAGTTTTAGAGTATTTTCTATTTACTCCAAATAACTTTGCCATTTGTATTGTCTGTAGTCGGTAGAATATCATCGGGGAAAAATACATCTCTTTTGATTAATCCAAAAAGTACAGATGTCTCTTTTAATTTCCAATTCGTTATATATTGATAAGGCTTCATTATGTAATAAATTAATTCACTGCATGAAAAAAATCTACTTACTTTATCTTCTTCTTCAAATATAAAATCATAATCGTACGGAACATCTATTTTTTCTTTAGCTCTTTGTAAAATGACCATAATATTTGAGTGTTCTAGTTGTGGAAACCTTATAACTGCAACTCTGTCGGCTCTCATAAAACTAACTAAATCAGTATATTGTACATCTGGTGTCATTGAGTGTATTATCTTTTCATCGACTCCACCAACATATAACGATGCATGGCTATACTTTCCGGCTATAAAATATCCATCAAGGTACTTATCATAACCTCTAAGAATAATATCTCCTGCTTGAATAATGTCTCTCACTTCATAATAAGAATCGCCTTTTAGTTTAAAAGTCGTTGGTTCAACTACTACCCAAAATGGGTATGGATGAATTTTTATATGAGCGAATATCTTTAAAAAACCTGATTGTAATTTATATCTCAGCTTGTCTAACTTTTTTAACATATTTATAGTCCTTTTGTCAAGTCAATGAGGTGTATAAGTATATGCAAGTGTAAATACATAGATGCATTCTCTGTTAGAGTTAGAAGAAGATTTTTAGTAGTACAATCGATAATACGATTAAGTACACATAGTTTTTATTTTTCTCAAACCACACCGCAGTATTCTTTTTTGCACTTAAATACCATCTATCCCATAAGTTGCCCATGAAATTATATGTTACATCTTCTATTTTACCGCCTACATCAATCTTCTTAAAAGGATTAATTGTATCAATGATGTTAGATGTAGTATTCTTTACTGTCCCTGCTACTGTCTTTACTGTTCCTTTCACTGACCCTGTTGCTGGACTTACTACTTTCTCAGCTACTTCTTTAGTTTCATCAACTACTTCTTTTATTTCTGACACCGTTTCTTTTATCTTTCTTCTAAACTTACTAAATATTCCCATATTTTCCCCTTTTTTATAGCTCGTACTTTCTAGAAGTCTTCTCTATTGCATCAGAAACAACTATATCTGTAGCTTTATACATAGAAGATAATATCTCTTTTCTACTTGTTTCCCAAATCCTGTTAATATCATCAGGATCAACTATACCACTATTCCTTAAAGTCTTAACTACCAACTTTTTTATTATCTTCTTTGATTTCATTTCTGCTCCTAATGCCATTACTTATCTTTTGTTTATTGTTTTTCACACCATATTTGTGCATCTTCCCAAGTCATCGGGTAATCACTTGATTTACCCCAAACAAGGTTACCATTTTCATCTGTTCTAACGCACCTGACATAACCCTCAAGTGTCTTACTGTAGTTGTAGGAATAGCCATACTTAAAGTTTACATTCCAAGCATACTTAGAATTTGAAACATTTGACGAAGAAGACCAATAACCACTAGAAGTAAATCCCTCCATACTTGTAGCAGGGTCATGTTTTCCATAGTCTACTGCACTGAGTAACTCTTCTATATTTGGCATTCTCCAAGAGAGAAGAGTACAATTCTCTCTCTTTACTAAATCGTATGTTATTCCATCTATTGTTATCTCTTTCATCTTTTATCCTTTAGTTACACATATTGCTATAGCATCTTGTATAGCATCATTTTTTTTTCTAACTCTACTGACAGCTTGTCTTTAAGCTTCTTGACCATATTGTCCCTAGCTTCTAGTTGTGCTAAGTGTCTCTTATCTAAAACTAGCTGTTTTTCTAAGTCAGCTATACTTTGTGATGTTCTATATACTCTGGACTTAGCTTCTTTTACTGAACAGAACGGGTCTGAATTATCTATAGCAATCTTCATAAACTGTATCTCATCTAACTCTAGTTTCATACATATCTCCTCTATGACACAAGTTCTTACTCTTACACTAGGTATCTCTATCCTTTCGTTATTATTAATGCTCCAATAGCTAGTACAGCTAAAACTACCACCCATGCTATATAAGTAAGCATATCTTGTTTAGACATCTACAAGCTCTTTAATCGTTACTTCCCAACCATATGATGCAAGCTTTACTGTTACCGTATGAAGTATATCTATAGCATCTTGTATATCATCTTCATGTTGTTCTAAAGCATAGTCATAAATACCATGTAGTTTAATCTCATGCAATTCATCAGCTCTAGCCTCATCTAGCATCTCCTGTCTAAACTCAGCCATCTCTTCATCATTTCTCTTGCTCACTACTTATCCTTTGTACATTTCTTATGTAAATATGCTATTACGTCATAGTCTCTAGGATATACTCTAAAGTGGGTAAATCCATACCACATTGACCAGAGTCTTTTACATAGACTCATTACTTATCCCCGAGTCATATAGTTCAAACTACATATAGCTATAACTACAAATAGTAGTATTCCGTATATAACTTTCTTTTCGTGTGTTATATACCACTTATCTAACTTGTTCTTTAGTATCTTGAATTTCATACCTATCCTTTACACTTTGCTCTTTTTACTATTTTATATACTGTAGATACATCTATATCATAAAGTCTAGCTACTGTCTTTGCTTTTATCTTATTTATTACGATGTCTGTAACTACATCCATCCTAGCTTGACTACTAAGTCTAACCCTAGTCTTACGAACTACAACTTCTTCCTCTCCAATAAACAACTCTATTAACCATTTGAACATATTCACTCCTTATATAGACATATCCGCTATGTCACCCATAGATATTTTACCCTCTTCTACTTGAGCTAAATAACGCTTTGGTGAGAGTCTCTCATCAATTGCTCTAATAGCTACCTCTTTTTCATCTTTTGGTCCATCTGAAACCATAAGCCGTGATCTTAATGCTGGTAAAGCACTAATCTTTATACGGCTAATTCGATCTAATATATGCATTTCTGCTCCTAGTTAGTATATAACCGACCTATAAGTATATTTCCTATATAGTGAAATATTAGGGTTTAAGGTTTTGCTTTTGGTGACCTGGTGTAATTCCATCACATTCTTTAGGTTCTGAGTCTGAGTATAATCCATCTCTCCAACCATCTTTCGCTGCTTTTGGGATTGCTATTATATCCTTTTTCACAACTTTACCCACTATAATAGATGAGTCAACTAATATTGCTGTAGCACTTGCTACTTTCTTGGTTATATAACTTAACATTTTATCTCCTTATTGACAAATATATACCCACTTAGATATCTGTGTATCCTAAAAGCGTAGATTGAGACCGCTCGATATGGACATATATTCATCAATATACTAGATCTCTTTTGTACCGAGATGGACTCTCACCCTCAGTCTAGTATTAATACTATCACTACTTTATAAAGTAAAAGAAAAGAAAAAAAGAAGCTAAATGGTATGCCTATAATATCCATCCCTCTATAAGAAAAAAAGAGCCTACAGCCCTATTTCAGGGCCGTAAGTTCACACTTGAAGTTCTTTATTGGAGTAATCTTATCTTGTAGCTTCTTCCATTGCTTTGCAGCTCCGTTAGTCTGCTTGATACCTATACTATCAAAGTAGTTAGCTAGAATCTCTGTTCTATCACTATTTATATCATCTATCTTAGATGCATACTTTGTTCTAGCTGTCATTGCTTCATTTGGCATTACTATTACTGCGTCATAGATTGGTATGCTCCAGCTTAGTACTTCTACAGTACTGTCCATAACTTGACTATCTAGGTTGTGAACTAGTAACGTAATGAAGTATCTCTTAAACTGCTCTAAGTCCGGTATTCTAGATGTATGCGTATGGTTAATAGTTAGTACATTACCACTAGCTGAATCATATACTGGGTACTTCTTCATATAGTCACCTAAGTTTCTATACTTATTACAGTTTATCGTAAACTCTTCATTCCATATCTTAACTTTCATTACTGGTTTAGGCGTTACATTAGCTATGATGTAGTCTTTGAAATCATTAGCTAAACCTAGTACACCACTAGCTAGTTCATTACCATGTAACTTTACTTGCTCTGCTGTATACTTAATCTTCTTCTTCTTCCATAACGTTGTACAATCTTGAGTTGAACCGTATAATAGAGGCGTTGAAGCCAATTTAAACTGTTTCCTAGGCATTCCTTTAGACCATACATCTTTAAGGCTGTCAGCGTTAAGTACATTAGTCTCATCACACATGTTATAATCATTTAACAATGCTCCTTCTATCTGAATAACTGAAGCTGTAGCATCTATCTCAATAGGTACAGTCCAATTACTACCATCATAACAATCTAAGTTGTCATACAATCTCTCTAACCATATATTCTCATGCAGATCAGCTAAGTCATCTTCATTAGTTAGATCTAGGTTATGTACTGATCTACCTTCATATGCTAACTTACCGTATGCTTTCTTAGACTCTATTGTCTCTGTCTTACAACCTAGTAACTCTGCTATAAACAGGTATACTTGGCCATATCCACTAAATCCTAGTGACGTAGCAGGTCCAACTATTAGAGCTCTTGCATCCTTATAACCTATCGGATTAAATACTTTAGATAGGCTACTGCTAATAGCTCTACCTCTACTATCTGATAGGCTATCTCCCATAGTCATTATCTTATCTTCACTATACATGTGCATCTCTACAATTGATCTAGATACTGACTCGTAATCAGCTCCATCTATAGTTAGGTTATGCTTCTCTGCTGCAGCTCTAATAGACTTAGTTGTATTTAGTACTATCCCTTCAAAGTACTTAGTTATATACTTAGTATCATACTTAAAATTACTATTACCTGACTTAGCTATACCTCTTCTAGTTATACCTACATCCATAATACCTTTCGGTGTCTTAGTCTTATGAGCTTCTGTTGAAGTTGTTCCAACCATCATATAACTCATAAACTTAAACTCTGTTCTTATAGCTAGTAGCTGATCTTCTGATACCCACTGAAGTAGCTTACGACTATCTAGCTGTATTGTTCCCCAGTTTCTACCAGGTATTACATTAGTTATAATCCAACCTGCTTGACTTAGGTGATACAGTGCTGTATTGAATGCTTTGTTATCATCAAATCTATCTGACCAATATGCAGCTGATGTCGTTGCACTTGCCTTCATAAGGTAGTTATGCCATAAAGCTTGGAACATATTATCTAACTCTGGGTGCTGCACTATATCTACTATCTGACTTGGTGTATAACACTTTCCATTTATTAATTCTAATCTTCTTGACATATCTAATCCTTATCTAATAACTACTAAATGTAGTTTATGGTCTGTGTCATCATATACACAACTAGTTACTCTATAACTTTTGTAATCTTTATCTAGCTCTTCTAATAGAGCAGGTAACTCTGTTGGTAAACATGCTAAATGCATAACTCCACCTATAACCATAATCTTATCCTTATTTAATATAGAGCAGGAGTTAACCTACTCTTTGTATATAGTTGCAGCTGTTATATACTCATTAGTATTATCTAACATCTCATCTGCGTTCAGCTGGCTTCTCTTATACTGGTAATCTACATTTGCTGGGTTGAATTTACATAGATCTAAGTCTGATACTAACTTCATATCTATTGCTACCATCTCTAGCAATTCTTTTACTCTTGGTATATCCATTGGCATTGCTGGAATTACCTCTACAGCAGTCTTACTGAAGTATGCCGTATTTCCGAATGCATCTAGCGTATCCTCAATTACTTGCTCATCTAAGCCTGTCATTAACAGTAGATCTTCCTTTAACTGAGCCTTACTAAACTGAATTGCTTTCAGTAGCGTAATGATCTTGTTTGGTATTATTCCATAACCGAATGTCTGAGATATCTTACGGTCATCTTTAGCATACTCTTCTTCTACTTGAACTAGTAACACATCTAATGCAGTACTATCTATCTTAGTTAACTCTCTCTTAGCATATAGTGGACTATCTAACTTAGTAAGCTCATGATTTAGCTTTGCTATCTCTACTATCTCTGCCATTTCGGCTACTTTCGCTGCTCTTGCTACTTCTAACTTGTTGATTAATTCTTGCTTGTTCATTATTGATCCTTTGTTTGTATTGAGTTTGTTCTATCTAAGCACTTTCTTTATGATACTATCTTATTCCCATCTTAATGACTGAGCCTAAGCCCAGTGCGGAGTTACATAACTACCGTCTTCACTATCGTAATTCATAACTAACTCCTTTGCATTTGTTTGTGTGCACTATACATATTACTGCCTTGACACTTGTACTAAATAACATTGCTATGTCTTCTGAGGTTATACCTTTATCCCATGCTCTAACTATTGCTTTCATTTTGTTTATGTTCACTACTTAGCCTTTAATGTATGTTTAAGAGTCATCAGCGTTTGCTATGTTCATTTGCTTAATCATTTCTTTAACTGAACCCCTTGTATGGGCACTTTCCTCGAGTACTTTGTTCAATCTATTACCTAAATCGTTGTACTGTTTTGCAATACGAACTTCTTGTTCATCTTTAAGCATATCGAACTCTTTTCCAGCCATTTCACCAGAACCTTTTACCACTGAATTGATAACTCCACCGAAATACCAAACTACTGCGATTAACCCTACTGCTATTACTATACTTTCCATTACTAAGCTCCTGTGCTTTAAAATATTGTGAGATGATATGGATGGGTTACGAGGAGTGAGTGTTCTCTCTTGCTTAAAGTGTTAGAGTGTTAAAAAGAACTAACGAGCTAAAGCACTAATGCCTTAACGTCTTTAGTCTGATGCATAATAGCCATAATACGGCTTGCATATACACTATACTGTACACCCTCGAGCTCAATTATAAAGTCGTGGTCTTCTAACAATGTATACGCAGCCTTAGGTTCTAGCCCCTTAGCGATAAGTTTGTCAGCAACAGTTTGGTATTGGTCTCTGTTTAATCTAGTCATTATAAGTCCTTTGGTAGTGCCAGCTTAAGCCGTCAAATACTACTAGGATGATGTGGATGATGTCCTGAGGGCTCAACTGCATGTCAACAGCTCTAACCTAAACCTTAAAAGACACCCATAGCCCTACAGACTCCGGGGGGTACTCTACTTTTTGTGTTGTAAGTGGTAAGTATTGAACTGAGACTAAAAAATAATAATTTTCAAAAACCAATTTAAGAAAACTTTAAGAAATTATTATTAGAGTTTTAAAAGCTTTTTAGATACAATAACTCTATACTATATATAAGGGGTTCCGAAATGGGCTTGAATTTAACAGAGTATATGAACGAAATCAGCGATTTGTGCGAAGAGTATGGAGACAATGATGATACACTAGATACAATTATCTTTAGTATGATAGCTGTAGCCGGGCAAATGGGTTGGGAATTAGATGTTATAGATACGTCTGAGCTAGATTGGGACGAAGAGTATTTAGATACCGTTCCGCCATAGGGAGGTGATCTATCTGTCTTATGATATAATATGCAAAAAAGGGAACTAGATGAGTTTATTACAAGCTATGGCTGATAAATATGATGGTGTTGAGTGTGGATATGTTTATGTGATGGAGTTTAGGTTTAGGAAAGGTGATGGGTATAAGACTTTGTATAAGGTTGGAGTTACTATTAATAAGCCCATAGATAGGATGTTACAGATTAGTAGATCATTTTTTATGGGTAGAAGGTATGTCCCTGAGTGTTCACTAGTTAGATTTAGAAACTTACCGAATTATTATCAGAGAGAGAAGACTGTTCACACTAGATTGGAAGAATTTAATTATAAGTTTAAGACTGGCTTTGATGGAAGTACTGAGTTCTTTGATATACCACTAGATGATTTACTAGCTATATATGAAGAAGAGTGTCCACTTATTAAAAAGGAAGATCGGATATGAACCTCTCCTCTCTAGGTGTTTTTACACTGATGCCGAGTGGATTAGTATTCACAGAGATTATAATAGTGATGACGATGGTTTTATAGATACTAATCCAGATCCGATACTTTATTCAGGTTATTATAGATGATTTGATATAGATTTGTTAGAGTTTTGTCTAGGCTCTGTCCGCCATTCAACAGGGGCGACCCCTTCGCCATTCTGGCTTACCCCCTAATGTAGCATACAAAACCGCAATCCAAGTTATATATAAAGATATAATACCCAAATAACATAATAAATGTCAATAAGAACATTTGTTCATATAATACCTAAATACCCCTCATATTAGCTATATACTTATACAGATCTTATATACTAACCCACTTTTTATGGTATAATACTTCAAAAGGATATAATATGTTAACACTAGATGTGCTAAAAGATGTAGCACCTAAGAAATCAAGAGGTATGATTACTCAAGATTTAGTAGATCAGTTAAATGGATGGAATGATGATCCTAAGTTACTAGGTGGATTCAAAGATAATGTACTATCTTACATAGGTGTATTAAAATCAGGTAGATTCAAAATAACAGATTATATGAATGCAGTTAGATTTGTATCATACTGTTTAATAGGTCATAATGATATAGATGCTTATGCTATTACATTCCCTGAAAGATACCAGAGACTTATAAATGAAGGTGAAGATCGTAATAGTATTGCCCCTTATGTATCTATGTATAAGAAGAATAAGTTAGTTGTACAGATATTTGAACAAACTATTGTTCCTAGTCATGTACTAAATGCTCCTATGCATCAAGAAGCTTTAAATGAACTTATGAGAATAGGTTTAAATGGTAGATCGGAAGTAGCAAAAGTAAGTGCACTAACAGCTGTAATGGCTAACACCAAAGCACCTGAAGCAGCTAAAATAGAGATAGATATGACTATAGACACTGGAAGTGTTGTAGATGATTATGAACAAGCTATGAGAGCATTTGCAGATAAACAACTAGCTATGATTGGAGATGGTGTAGATTTAAAAGCAGTAACTAATGCTTCTATTAAAAGACCTGAAGAAGTTATAGAGGCTGAACTAGATGAGTAAGCAAAGAATTCCTTATAAGAAGGTAGTTGTTAAACCTGATAGAGGCAGTTATGTTGATAGACTAAGTAAAGCACTAGATGTAGCCTCTAAAGATACAAGTACGCCTAGAAACGTTAGAGCTCTAGCTAGAAGACTAATGGGTATCGACAATGGCTACTAAGTACCTAAAACTTCCAGTCGAGCAACACCTGAATCTTACTGACTATGAAATGAAAGGCTATATGCCTACAGTTGAAGCTCTTATGTTTGTTAACTTTATTAAAGAGGTTAATAATGGACAAGAAGAGAATGAGACACCACTAGTTCACTTAAAGATGATGGACAATGTATTTAACAATGATAAGCGTTGTGCGATCTTATGTCATCGTGGTATAGGAAAACTAGAGACAGAGAATAGTCCTATATTGACTCCTGGTGGATGGACTACTATGGGAGCTATATCTGTAGGAGATTCTGTAATAGATAGGCATGGGAAAGCTACTGTAGTTACTTATAAGACAGAGGCTCAGTATCCTGAAACATACCTAATGACTCTTACTGATGGTACTACTATGGAAGTAGGAGACGAACATAAACATGTAGTATGGAGAGATAGAAGAACTCCTACTGTAAAACGTAATAGTGAAAAAGTTATGACTACTCTAGAGCTTATAGAGTCTGGACTTGTTACTACATCTAAAAGATCTAGTGTTAAAGATTCCAAGTGTTCTTATAGGTTTGGGATACCGCTAGTATCTCCTATAGAGTTTTCGTATAAACCTGTAGGAATAGACCCATATGTGTTAGGTTTAGGTTTAGCTAACGGCTACTACCCTAAAGGACAGATTAGCTGTCATGCAGATGATATGGTAGAGTTGTGTAAGTATGTAGGAGACTCTGGATACTCTATTAATAGTATGCGTATAGAAGGTGGTAATGCTGGTCAAATATATATAGGTAGTAAAGTATTTTCAGAATACTCTGAGCTAAGAAGTGGTAATAAGTACATCCCTAAAGAGTACATGTTAGGTAGTATAGGTCAAAGAGTCCTACTACTTAGAGGTCTTATGGATGGAGATGGGCACATAGCTAAAAATGGAGGATGTAGTTACAGTTCGTACAATAGAAGACTGGCTACAGATGTAAGGGATTTAGCTAGAAGTTTAGGTGCTATAAGTTATGTAAAAGAGTACATTAGGTCAGATAAAAACTTCGAGACTGAGTATAGAACTATAGTAAACATAAAGGTAAATCCTTTCAGACTAAATAGAAAGGCATCTAAGTGGAAACCCACTAAGAAGATGACTAAAGGCATAGTAAGTTTAGAGCCTCTCGGTAAGAAGAAAGGTTACTGCATAGAAGTATCTTCTGAAAGTCATACCTATATAGCTAATGGGTACACGGTAACGCATAATACTACCGTATTTGCAGAGTATTTAATACTTTTCTGTGCAGCATTTGGTTATATACCTGGATTTGGTAAAACAAACCTTATACTTTACGTTACTGACTCAATTGAGAATGGTGTAAAGAATCTTAGACGTAACGTTGAGTTTAGATATGCTAACTCTGAGTTTTTACAGAAGCTTATTCCAGATAAGAAGATTAGTGTAGGCGATAATGGTGGATATGTAGATCCTGATGAGTATGAGAGACAATCAGGTGGAGGTAGAAAGTTTACTGACATTAGATTAGAGTTTAAAAATAATAAGGGTCATACTACTATTGTAAAAGGGTATGGTGCTAAAACAGGAGTTCGTGGTGCTAAAGAAATGGGACAACGACCTACTATGGCTATTCTTGATGACCTGGTTTCTGATACAGATGCTGAATCGCCCACTATTATAGCTACGATAGAGAATACAGTATACAAGGCCGTTTCTAAGGCTCTTAGCCCTACGAAACAAAAGATGATCTGGTTAGGTACTCCATTTAATGCTAGAGATCCATTATATAAAGCAGTTGAGTCTGGAGCATGGAGAGTATCTGTGTATCCTATCTGTGAAGAGTTTCCTGTAGAGAAGAAAGATTTCAGAGGTAGTTGGGAAGATAGATTTACTTATGAGTATGTAAGAGATGAGTATGAAGAGGCTCAAGCCCTAGGTATGCCAGCTAACTTTAATCAGGAGCTTATGTTGAGAATTATGTCAGAAGAGGATCGTTTAGTCAAGGATTCAGATATTAGATGGTATGATAGCAGTATCATAGATGATAACAAAGCTAACTATAATTTCTATATAACTACAGACTTTGCAACTAGTGAAAAGCAAGCAGCTGACTTTAGTGTTATATCTGTATGGGCATATACTAATAATGGTGATTGGTTATGGGTTGATGGTACGATTAAACGTCAATTGATGGATCAGACTATGAATGATGTCTTTAGATTTGTAACTACGTACAAACCAGAGAAGGTAGGTATAGAAGTGTCAGGTCAACAAGGTGGCTTCATTAAATGGATTGAAGATCTGATGCTACAACGTAATATATTCTTTAACCTAGCTAGTGATAAGAATAGTGGTGAACCTGGTATAAGACCTAATGGTAATAAGATGATTAGGTTTCAAACTATACTTCCACAGTTCAAGTTAAAGAAGATTAGATTTCCAGAAGATCAGAAAGATAGTGAAGAAGTTAGGGAGATTATCAATGAGTTAAGTAATGCCTCTAAGAGTGGTTTTAAGAGCAAACATGACGACTTTATTGATACTGTGAGTATGTTATCAGTAATGGATCCGTGGAAGCCTAGCGAAGGCACAACGGTTAGTGTAGATAAGGAAGATGGTATATACAAGAGTGATTATGTACCTGAAAGTGAAGACTCGTCATACGACGTAATATAAAGGGTTAAAAATGAGAGATGTAATAATTGTAGCAATATGGGATATGGAAAATAGTACAGCAACTAGATCAGTAGTTGTAGATAATAAGAGTAAAGAACTTAAGCTGAATGGTAAGAAACCTAATAAAATGATTGTACCTGAGAGCCTTATAGATGTAAAGTTACTTAGAAAAGTAAAGAGTTTAGGTGCGTATAATTGTAAAATTGTAAAAGCAGTAGGAAAGTAGCACTAAACTATGGTATAATTTTAAAAACTATACTGGAGTACGTCCATGACTGTAGATGAAGTAGTAACACAACTAAAGTATGGGGAACTCCGATCTCTTGCAGCTAGGGAGGATATCCCTGCAATGGTCTCTTATATGAACCTAGCTCTAATCGCCTTGTACGGTAGATTCAAACTTCTACGTAGCGAACAAATTATAGATCTTCAAGATAACATAGCAACATACAACCTAGCTTCAGACGTCTTATCTATAGAGGCGGTATATACTGAAGTAGCAGAAATTGGTGTAAATGATGACAATGCTCTCAATGGCGTATTTACTCCTAGCTTTGATACAATCCAATTACCTAATGCAAAGACAGGTAATCAGTTAAGTGTTTTATACGTGGCTACACCTGCTAAACTTTTAGTTGATGCTACGGATTCAGTAACTCTTGCACAAAATGTTAGGTTACCTGAACAACTGATGGAACCATTTTTACACTACATAGGCTATAGAGCTCATGGTAGTATGAATGGGGATATTAAAGCAGAGAATAACACTCACTACATGAGGTATGAGGCTAGTTGTAAACGTGTATTAGACCTAGGTTTAATTAGAGTTGACGCAGTTCCTGCGTTCGTTAATAGACAAGAAGGAATTTCAGATGCAGAGGATTAGTAGTTTTACAAGTGGCAAAACAGCTCAAGTAGTTGAGTCTGCGATAAATGATAGTGCTTATGATGTAGTAAAAATAGTATCTGATGATATAGCACATGTAACAGCTGTAAGTACTGCGATAGGCAATGGTGCATTCACTAAAGTAGATATGGTAACTACAGAGCCTTTCAAGTCTAATATAGATATAGTATCAGGTATCAATGGTGCGGTTACAACTGTAGCTGGACTAAGTACTCAAGTAACTGCATTAAGTGATGTAGCAACCTCAACCGCTTTAGAGAATCTTTCAGGTAACTCAGCAGATCTAGTAGCTTTAAGTGGGAATTCTGCAGATCTTACAGCGCTAGGCGGTAATTCTACTAACCTCAGCCTACTAGGTACCTTAGATGCTGTTTCAGATATGAACACTTTAGCAGTACCAGCTATTATAACAGATATGGATATAGTATCTACTAATATAGCTAATGTTAATGTAGTAGGGTCTGCTATTGATAATGTAAATACAACAGCGACTAATATAGCTAGTATCAATACTGTAGCTAATGTTGCAAATCTTGCTGACATAGTTACTGTAGCAGATGACCTAAATTCACTAGATCTAAATGGCATAGCAGATGTTGTTACAGTAGCTACTGACCTAAATAAAGGATTAGTAGGGGGTACTCCTGATCCTTTACTATCAAGCGTCAATAATGTTAGTAATAGTATTGATAGTGTTAACACAGTATCTAGTGTATCTTCACAGGTTACAACTCTCGCACCATTAAGTGCAGAGATTGCAGCTTTAGGTGATGTCACAACTTCAGTAGCCTTAGATAGACTTAATACAGGAGGCACTGCAGCTAGCATTGACAGGTTAAACACGTTAGGTACGGCTAATAGCATTGACTTACTAGGTACAGTGGATGTGGTAAGTGATATTAATATTCTCGGTACACTGGACGCTGTGGCTGACATGAATACGCTAGCAGCAGTTAGTGGGGCGATTACTACTTCTGCAGCTAATATAGCAAGTATAAACACTGTAGCCGCAGATCTTAATGAATCAGTTTCTGAGATTAATACTGTTGCCGTTTCTATTGCTAATGTAGATACTGTAGGTACAGCTATTACTGCTGTCAACACTGTATCAACCGATATTGCTAATGTAAATACTACTGCAGCCTCGATAGCTAACGTTAATGCAGTCGGAGTGGACTTACTTGAACCGGTATCAGAAATCAATACTGTTGCAACATCTATAGCTAATGTTAACCTTACAGGTGGAAGTATTGCAGGTGTAAACACTGTAGCCGCAGACATAGTAAATGTTAATACTGTTGCAACTGACCTGAATGAACCAATCTCAGAGATTAACACAGTCGCAGTAGATATAGCTAATGTCAATAAAGTTGGTACAGATATAGCTAATGTTAATACTGTTGCCACTAGTATTGCTAATGTAAATACTACCGTTGCTAATATAGCGAATGTAAATGCAGTAGGTCTTGATTTATTAGAACCTATATCGGAGATTAATACGGTAGCAGCCTCTATTGCTAATGTAGATACTGTATCAGGATCAATCGCAAGTGTTACTACAGTAGCTACAGACCTAGATAAACTAATTGGTACTAATCAACCCACTGACAGTGCTATTCTAAATGCATTGACGAACGCTACTGATTCTGCAAACTCAGCTACAAACGCTCAACTTTCCGAATGGGAGGCAGAAGCATCTAGGCTAACTGCTACTAGCTATGCGGTAGAAGCAGAAAACGTCCTAGTAAATCTGGTCACTTCCAATGGTGATGGTACCTACACGTATACACCACAAACAGGTGTGTATAGTTCATTACATTATGAATCTAAATATACAGCATTTGATCCTGCTATCTATCAAACTAGAAATGAGGAGGGTGTAGCTAATGGTTACGCATCTCTTGATAATACAGGTTTGGTACCAGCTAGCCAACTACCTAGTTATGTGGATGATGTAATCGAAGTAGCAACATATGCTGACTTACCGTTAGGTACTATAGGGTTTATTTATATAGTCGTAGCTGATGAGACTAAAGGTGGAGATACTTCTACTTATAGATGGACTGGAAGTGTCTATGCACTGGTGAGTAATACATTAACGTCACTAGACGTTAAGAACTTATATGAAGGTAATACTGACACTAATGTGTATACAGATGCTGAGAAAGCCCAGGTAGTTACTAATACTTCAGGTATTGTGGTTCTAGACTCTAGAGCTACTTCACATGATGTGGATATAGCAGTTATAAAAGAAGATATAGGTAACTTAACAGATGCTATTGATGGTGGTGGAGATGTAGCTGGAGATACTCATGCTGCTCCAGCTAAAGCAACTCCAGTTGACCTAGACGAGATACCTCTTGTTGATAGTGCTGCTTCGTTTGGACTAAAAAAACTATTGTGGTCTGATTTAAAAGCAACACTTGAAGCTAGATTTGACTCTCTCTATATGGCTCTTTCAACAAACCAAACAATAGCTGGTATTAAAACATTTACATCATTTATGGTTACCCCAGAGTTTCCACCTACAGCAGACTATCAAGTTGCTAATAAAAAATATGTTGATGATAACTTAACAGTTCAGATAGTTGCTGAAGCTAATAGCCAAGCTGAAGAAGATGCTGCATTTACTGCTGGAGCAGTTGTTGTTGTAAGAACAGATTTAATTCCAATACCTTATGTTGTTCAATTATTATTACACATGGATGGAACTGATGGTGGAACTACTTTTATTGATAGTTCATATAATGGGTTCACTGTAACAGCAGAGTCACTTACTACTACTGAAACATTAGACCCAGCAGACGGAACAGCATTTATGCAATCTACTGCTACTCCTACTTCTAGTGCAGCTGGTGCAGATAGAGGGCTAAAAATAGCAGATGATGCAAACCTAAGAACTGGTACTGATGATTTTACTATTGAAGCATACTTTAGATTAACAGATTCAGCAATAGGTACATACTCAGAACACCATACAATAGCTTCAAAATGTACTGTTGGTACAGAAGGAGATTTAAATGGATGGTATTTAGGTGTTCTGAACGGTACTAATTTAGTATTCTCTATTAATAATGTTTCTCAATTGTCTGTTGACTGGGTTGGAGCATCTCTAAACTTGACTGATTGGTTTCATGTATCTGTAAATAGAGTAGGGACAACTACTACTATGTATGTTAATGGTGTAGCGATGGATACTAAAGAGTCTATGGTTATGAGCGAGGGTGTTGGCGACTTGATGATTGGTAGATGGTATTACTATACAGACCATACTTATAATACAGATGTAGATGAATTTCAAATGGTAACTGCTGGAGCATTAAGAACTGAAGCATTTACACCATCGAGTACAGCTCTTGGAGAATATGTTGGTTCAGCAGAATTACTACTTCACATGGATGGTCTTGAAGGCGGTGCCGTATTTGAAGATAGCTCAAAAAATGGGTTTACAATAACAAAAGTAGGTCTTCCTACAACCACAACTGCATCGCCAGTATTAGGGACAGCATCTATGCTTAATGCCAACTCTACAAACTACATAACTGTTGCAGATGACCCAGCACTAAGATTTGGTACTAATGATTTTACTATGGAATGTTTTTTCAAGCCTACTTCGATATCAACAGCTGCACACCACTTTATAGCATCTAGTGGTGTAAGTGGAGGCTTGAATGGTTGGTACTTAGGCTTAATGAATGGTGCTAATATTACTTTTGCTGTTGATAATACTGCTACACTAAGTGTTTCAACGGCATTTACTCCAGTATTGGGAGTGTGGTCACATATATCTCTAAATAGAGTTGGCGATGTATACAGCATATACATTAACGGTGTTTTTGGTGGAAGCACAACATCAACATCAGTAATAACAGAAGGTGTATCTGAATTGCAAATTGGAAGATGGCACTACAGTACAGCAAATACACATAGTTCAAATCTAGATGAGTTTTACATACAGATAGGCTCAGCCCTTAGAACTGCCAATTTCACACCTCCAACTGTTCCATTCGTAAGATAGGAGTGGACAGATGGCTTTAACACTTGCACAATTACAAGCGAAAGTTGTAAATAATGATGCTGTTAGCATTGGAGTAATAGGAGATTCTACTACTTGTGGTTATGGTGCAAATCCTGGGTCCGTAATATGGGCTGGAGATGATACTGCACATGGTTTTAACAATACTGGATGGGGTCCAAACTGGACAGATTTAGGGGAGGGATTATTAATTACTATAATTAGTTATTTTACCTCCCCAGAGACCATGGCAAATGTTGACATTGGAAGTCCAGCAAGATTATTAAAGACTGCCTTGGTTGCAAGAAATGCTTCTTCTGAGGTATACAACTATGGGTATTCAGGATATGATGCTGACTTTGTTTTAAGTCAAGATACAGTTGGTAAGCTAGCACTAAGAGTCCCTAAGCCTGATGCAGTGTTTGTTAATATTGGGATAAACTCAGCAAAAGTTGGGTCTTCTGATTTGCCAGCACTAACTTCTATCATGGCAGATATAACAGCAAACGATATGCTTCCAATACTCGTTCTTGGTCATAATGTAGGAAATTGGAATACTGGTGACCCATCCACATGGAGTCCAATGTCATTCTGGTGGTCTACTTACAGACCTGATGTCAAAGGACTTAGAGACTCTGGAGGATATGACTTTCTTGATATGGGTACAGATATACAATCATTAGATACTACATTATTATATGACCCATTTCATCCAACGAATAAGGGTTATGTTGATATAGCACAAGGGTACATTACAACCATTGGTGGTCAAGCAACAGAGATACCTGAAGTTGGTGTAGAGCCTCCTTTGCCTACTCCGACAGAAGATGCAGTTAGACTAAATGATGGAAGAACTTACTCATTAGCTATGGATGCAACAGAAGCATTTAAGTTTAAGGTTTCTGATGGAAATACCTATTCATTACCTTTATCTATTATTACAGTGCTGTATACAAGACTTAAAGTTCAAGCATTAAATCTACTGGCTTCGTTTGGAGAAACTGTAGAAATTCCAACTGTTCCAACTGTTCCAACTGTTCCAACTGTTCCAACTGATGGATTAATATCTTATTATCCTTTAGAAAATGATGCAGTTGATGTAGTAAGTGCATTTAATGGTTCAGGGTCAGGTGTTACATACGATGGTGTTAGTGCATACTTTGGTGGTGCTGGAGCAATTACATTGGATTCTGGATTATCAATAGTTGGAGATTCAACAATTAGTCTATGGATTAAAGGAACAGTAGGTATGCCTATTGGTAGATATGATATAACTAGCTACCATATGTATTTTTCAGGTAGCACTGTATATGGTGGGTATACTGGTGCTTATTCATTTACACTAAATAACCCGACTGATACTTGGAGTAATATAACTATATTCACTAGCAGCACTGGCTCAAAGATGTATCAAAATGGTGTTCTATGTACGGCACTTACTCAATCTACATTAGAGTCTCAATTAGGTAATATTAAACTAGGTTCAAATAGCACTGGTCTTTATGATTTTGTAGGCAACATGGCAAGACTTAGATTTTATAACCGAGAGATAACAGAAGCAGAAGCATTAACTATATACAATACAGAGGCATCCCTATATGTATAGGTTGGTGTCTATAGATATTAATACTAGGGTTTAAAATGAAATTATGTTCAAGATGTATTCAACTAACTGGCTTAACGATAGAATTTCCAATAGCACTTAAAGTTCACACTGGCTGTGATGTATGCAAGTCTGAAGTAAAGAAGAGTTTCGATATAATAGCTGTTATAGAACAAGCTGTAATAGTTAAAGGATAAGAAATGGGTTTCATGGATATATTTTCAACCAGCTCTATAGACACTGCGGTTAATGCAATAGTATCTACTGGTGATGCTTTGGTGTTTACGGAAGAAGAGAAGAAAGAGCTAAATAAGAAAGTTATAGAGTTCAAGTTTGAAACATTGACTAAGAATGGTAACTTCCAACTTGCTCAGAGATACTTAGCTGTATTGTTTGCTGTAAACTTCTTTGCTGCATTCTGGGTAGGTGTATTTATATACTTCTTTAATGAGTCAAAACTAGATGGATATATGCAACTTGTAGCAGTCTTTAACTTAGGTTGGATAGCAATGGCTATATTTAGTTTCTATTACTCTGGTGGATTTATTAAGTCATTCAAGAGTAAGTAATGAATTTTGAAGCAATGGCAGCTATAGAGCTGATTTAGCTCACGAAGAGTACGCTAAAGAGATTAGAAATTGTAGAGAACGTATAATAGTTTTAGAAACCTTAAAATAATATGGTATAATTACGATAATAAACCCAAAAGGTGTATCATGAGTGATGAGACTAATTTAAAGATCCTTGAAGCATTAGGTAGGCTCGAAGGAACTATCGGTGAGCACAGAAAAGAAGAGAAACGTTCTCCAATCCCTAATGTTATTAGAGGGGAACTCCTAGCTGCATTAGTATTACCTATTGTATCAATCATAGGTGTATACATAGATATTAACACAAGGCTAGTTATTATAGAGTCTGCTGCAGATATCGCTAATAAAGAGATAGTCAGAAACTCAGATTACCATGATAGTATTGATACGAGAACAGCAGCATTAGATGCTGAACTTATAAAACTGAATGCGAGTTTAGTAGACCTTACTTCAACAACTTCTCAATCAATGATGAATGTTGGTAGAAGATTAAGAGCACTGGAGAAAAAATGATTAAGCTATTATTACCACTATTACTATCATTAAACTTATTAGCAGAATCTCTATCAGACTATATTGGCAGTACTGAAGCTGTAGCTAATGAGATGGATGCAATTGAGCTATCTGTTTATGAACTCAACTATATGTACTTAGGTAAATTAACTCACTGGAGTGATGGAAGTGAAGTAACAATACTTGTTAGAGACTTGGATAGCTATACACAGAAGAACTTCATAGTATCAATGCTAGGTGTATCAATAGCTAGATACAAAGAGATAATAGCATCCACTAAGAGCATAAAGACAATTAGTAATAAAGTGCTAGTACCTGAAATGATAAAGCATCAAGGTACACTCACTATAATAAGTAGTGATGAATTGTATCTATGTACAGAAAATGGGTTAGTTAAAGTGGAGATAATTGAATGAAACATTTATTACTCGCAACACTGCTAACACCAGCTATCCTTATAGCGAACGATTACCTAACAGGAAACCTAGAGCTTACAGCTGTTAATACATACTCCAAGCCTATCGAGAAGTCATTTCATGTAAATGAGAATCCATTAAGAGCTGTAATCACATTAAATGGGGGATACAGTCTAGGTAGCTTTGACTTAGAGGCTAGAGTATCAAACAGAATGGATGACACATACATAGAGAAAGCATCTATTGCTTATTCTGGAAGAAATGGTAACCATGTTTATAAGACAGAGGTTGGTACTATAGATACTTTCCAAGGTGTATTTGAAAATACTAAAACTGCTAACGAACAAAACCCTTTCATATTCAAGAATCATGGTGTATATAACAATGAGTTCCTTGAAGGGTACTTATCTACTACATTAGGTATTCAACAAACATACTCATACCTACCCAATGGTAAGTATATACTTACTGCTAAATATTCACTTACACAAGCTAGAGAGTTAGGTGAGGATAGAGCAGAAGGGTCATTCTACGGCTATAATAGCCAATATGTAGACCTAGATTATACCGAGTCTATTCAATCAATAGATTTACATCTAATATACAAAGACCATTTCTCTTTATTTTTAAATAAGGCTAGAATACCTGTTGGAGTCAATCCTACTGAGGGTACTCCAACTAGTGATTTTGATAGGTATATGTTATACCTCGCAGATAAAGACTCCTCCGTATTTGCTCCTAAGAGCGACTTCCTTATAGACATAGATAGAATAGGTATAATAGGTAGTAATAAATATCTTACATATGGGTATGAAGCATTCCATATGTACATGGAAAATGAAGACATAGATGTTAGTTACCACACTATAGGTCAAATGCATTATCTTGCTACGTACTTAACTGACACCATCACACCATACGTATCTTATGGTAGTTCTTTAAATAGTAAGAAATATTCTAGGTTATATGAAGATTACAGTGCAGGTGTTAGGTATGTGTATAATAAGCATGTAACAGGTCTTGTTGAATGGAAACAATCTAGTTGGATTCAACATAAGACTTTTAAGGAACACAAAGAGTACTTATCCCAAGACTCAAGACATATAGAGCTTATTAGCGCTCGATTAATACTAAGTTTCTAGGAGAGTAAATGAAAAGTAAGAAGTTTAAGATACATGAGTTAGTTCCACTACCACTATATAATAATATAAAAGAAGACATTCTTTGGAAGCTCCTAGATGATACTTTGCTTCTTACGATAGATGCTATTAAAGAAAAGTTCCCAAACGGTTCAATGACTATTAACAACTATAAGTGGGGTGGAGATAGAGGCTGGAGCGGTCTTAGAACTAAAGACTCTCAATACTATTCAGAAGGTTCTCAACACTCAATAGGTAAAGCTATAGACTGTATCTTCTCTGAGTATACTACAGATGAAGTTAGAGACTATATCCTGTATCATCAGGATGAGTTTCCATATATAGGTGGCATAGAGATGGGTGTATCTTGGTTACATTTAGATGTAAGACCAAGAACAAATGAGAAGATTAATCTCTTCTATAAATAAGGATAGGGTATGGAAAAAGAGCAAATTAGTAAAGTACTATTACACGCAAAAGCTGACTATAAAGGCAGTGAAGTATCTAAGAATGAAAATGATAAACTAATTAGCAAATGGGAGAGTGTCAAAGACTCTAAACTCTATGGCACAGAAGTAGATCATAAAAGTAAGTATGTTAGTGATTTAACTGAAAATTTATTAGATTGGCAAATACCCTCTATTGTAGATCCATTTACTAGCTCTAAAGACCTTATTAATGCTAAAGCGTTTACTCATGAAGATGATGCAATTGCAGAGCAAGAAGAGGCTGTATTAAGTTATCAGGTTATACAAAGAATGGATCACTTTTCATTTATGACAGATCTAGTTACGTATATAGCTGAAAAAGGGACAGCGTTTGTTAAGACTGGTTGGAACTTTAAAGAAGAAGAACAAGAGATAGAACAACCAGTTATGGCTATTGATCCTATGACAGGTCAACCTGTACAAGTAGGTGTAGAATTAGTTAAGCAAATGGTTACTACATTAAATGAGCCTTTTAGAACGGTTATTGATCCTATAGATATCCGTATGGATCCTACATGTAGCGGTAAAGTTGCTAATGCTTCATTTGTTATTCATGACTGGGAGACAGATCTATCTAGCTTACGTAAAGATGGTAGATATAAGAATTTGGATAAGCTAGTTAATCAACTAGAACGTGATGAAACTTATGAACAAAGAGATTCAACTGATGATACTTTTAGATTCGAAGATGATATACGTAAGAAATTTATTGTACATGAGTATTGGGGTAACTATGACCTTAATGATGATGGTATTGCTGAACCTATCGTTATTGCTTGGGTTGGTGATGTTATTATTCGGGAAGAAGATAACCCTCTACCTGGTCAAGAGATACCATTTGAAAAAGCAGTATATAAGAAAGTACCTGGTTCAATTTGGGGTAAAGCATTAGCTGCTAAGACTGGTAAACGTCAACACATAGATTCAGTACTTCATAGAGGTATCTTTGATGATATGAAGCTAGCTAATAATGGTCAGACTGGAACTAAGAAAGGCTTCACTGATGAGGCTAACCTTAAGAAGATGAAACAAGGTAAAGACTTTGAGTACAATACTACTATGGCAGAGGTATATCAGGATCAATATAGAGGTCTTAATGGATCAGTATTTACTGTACTAGATAGAAACACTCAATCAGCAGAAAGTTCTGTAGGTGTAAGCCTTATGAATCATGGAGCTGGAGGCAATGCTCTAGGTTCTAGTGCTGCAGCAGTAAATGCTACAACTACTTCATCTGCTAAGAGAGAGATGCACATTACTCAAGGTATAGCTGAAGACTGTTTAATTCCTATGCTTAAGAAGTTTAGTACATATAATGCTGAGTTTTTAAGTCCTGAAGAAGTAATGGCTATTACTGATAAACCTTATGTAGAGTCTAAGAATGGTAAGCAGTTTGATATTAAGCTTACGTTAGAGTCTGCAGAGACTAGAGCAGCTAAAGCACAGTCTACTGGATTTGTATTACAAACTATGGGACCTAACATGCCTCAAGCATCTCAACAGAAACTACTTGCTAGATACATGAAGCTCATAGGTGAACCAGATATTGCGTTTGCTATTGAAAACCCTGAACCAGATCCTGCTCAAGAACAAGCTCAAGCGTTTGCTGAACAAATGCAGATGCTAGAGATGGAAAAACTTAAAGCACAAATTGCTAATGAACAAGCAAAAGGTGAAGAGAATAGAGTTGATATTGAACTTAAGAGAGCTAAGACTAGAGAGATCATGAGTAATTCAGATCTTAAAGATCTTGACTACCTTGAAAAGGAACAAGGTATCCCTCATCAAAGAGAGATGGAAAAACAAGGACAACAAGTTGATAAAGAGCTTACAAAGCAACAAATGGCGGATCAAGCTAGATTAGACGCTGTAAAAAGTAAAGTCGGAGCGTAGTAATGACTACCTTAGATCAAGAGCTATTAGACGTAGCCCTCACAGGGCTTACTAACCAGAAGGTAATAGTAGACAATACTTCTAAAACTGTTAAAACATTAGATAGTTCATTGTCTAAATTAACGGCTAAAACGGCTAAAGATCTAGCTGGTTTAGGTAGTAAGTTAGACGCTGTACAGGCTGAAATGCAGTCTACAGTAACTTCTGAGATGTCTAAGATACCTATACCTAAAGATGGTGTAGACGGTAAATCTATTACTGGTCCTAAGGGTGATACTGGTGCGTCTATAATAGGCCCAGTTGGTCCCAGTGGTAAAGATGGAAAGAGTATTGTAGGTAAGCAGGGTGTTCCTGGGAAATCTATTAAGGGTGATCCTGGTAAAGATGGTAAATCCATTAAAGGTGATAAAGGTAAGGCTGGAGCTACTGGTGTAGGTATTAAAGATATCACAGCTACTGAAGATAAGCTAAAGATCAAACTCACAGATGGTGAAGTCAAAGAAGTGGTTATACCTAAGTGGACTGCACCTGCTACTGGAGTATTTGGACCTACAACTACTAATCCTGAGATATCTACTCTACGTAACCTAGCTGATACAAATACTAATAATGCTAGTGAAGGTGATGTACTAAGTTTTGTAGGTGGTAAATGGACTAATACTTCTAGTACTGGCGGTAATGGTAATGGTGGTAATGGTGGTAATGGTGGTAATGGTGGTAATGGTGGTAACGGCAATGGCAATGGCGGTAATGGTAATGGTGGTATTGACATAACTCTAAGAAGACGTACTGAGATTGAGAGTATGTTTAAAGTAGCACAATCTACAGCATATAAAGAGCTAACATATACAGGATCTAATATTACTAATATAGATGTTTATACTGCAAATGATAAGCTTGTAAAGTTGTTCTCTAAAGTAATAGGGTATAATAACGGTAATATAAGTACAGTTTCCATTACTGATGAAGTAAATGGTGGAACACTAAATAGAGTTATTGTTTACGTAGAGGGTAATATATCTAGCGTAACTTCTACTTACACGGAGGGTATCTAATGGCATACATAATTGACTATAAAACTCAATACACATCAAGTGCAGATGATTCAGGATTTACTATAGAAGAACCACCACTATCAAATGTTAAAGCTGGAGACTTACTGGTAATGGCATGGGGAGCTAACACAGATGCAGAAGTTCAACTGCTTGATGGATTTAACCTTGCTACACACATAACATCAAATGAAACTATAACTTCAACAAGTTTTACAGTTGGTACTTCAAATATGTTCTTTCAAGATGGTGATGTACTACAAATAGGTGATGAAAAGATACTAATAACAAGTGGAGCTGGTGACAGGACATTTAATGTTCAAAGAGCATACGATGGTACAACAGCAGTAGCACATAGTGACAACGAAAATATATGGAAG